GACACCCCATCGCGAAAAAAAGAAACACACAAACTAGGGCAATTTTTTGATACTGGTATGTGGATATGTGGAAAATATTGTGGAAAACTCAACGGTTTTGTAATTTTGGGCGTAGAATCCCTAAGAATGCAAAAAACGACGACTAGAAAAATTTTGAGAAAAAATTTTGCGGAAGGACCCTCTCTAGAGCACCGAGCATTATGTAGGAAATAGATTGAATACTCTTTATATCATCAGAGCAACGAGCATTAGTGTTTTTTTTTCGTCCTTCGGACTGTTAAAGTTACTGGATTTCCTTTGTTTGGGTCAAGGTATTTTTTTATTTTGTTTACTTTTTTTTGATTTGTAGCGATTTCAAGAGCATTAGAATCTAGAACATTGGGACGTCGTGCGATTTTTTTTACGATTTTTGTCTTTTTTACTTGACTTGTGTAGCATTTTATACCTAAGTTGCATACACAAACAAATTGTAGGGAGTAAAATGGTTAAAGAAAAACAAATGAGATTAAATATTGGCGGTCATGATTATAAGGTAGTAGAATTACCACTAGAACATGAAGATAATGATAAAGAATTGTATGGTAGACATCTTGTAAAAGATAATATTATACTAATAAATGCAAATATTGAAGAATCAAGAAAACTTGAAACATTGGTTCATGAAGTATTGCATGCTATTCATTATAATACTGGCTTAGAACACGATGAAAGAACTATCGAAGCTATTAGTAATGGATTATTTCAATTAGGTGTAGGAGATTATTTGTGGAAAAAATCACTAACAAAATAATTGAAGCAAAAAAACAAGGTGATTACGAATTAGTACAAAAATTGCAACAAGAAATGGATAGATTGCAAGATATCGCCTGGGGCAAGTTAATACGTGAATTAGAAAATGTAAAAGATGCGGAGGATTTTCCAGATGAACCAAAAAACTAGCACAGCAGAAGACGTAGTATCATATATAAAAGATAACTACCCTTCTACAGAAAAAGAATTTCAAGCTCTTTTAAATGAAATGTACCTAACATTTTGTAAAAAACAGTTTGATTATGGTCCTGGCAATATTGCTATGGGTACCAGTTTAAAAAACGAAAAAGAAGTCAATACAGCCTTATTTGGTATTATTGTAAGGCTTAATGATAAGATAAACAGACTAATCAACTTGTCAACTAATCACGATATGAAAGCAAAGAATGAACCAATAGATGATGCTTTTATGGATATTGCAGTTTATGCGGTAATGGCAATGATAGTCAAACAAAACAAATGGGGCAAATAATGGCGAAAGCTAAATTGTGGACAGATGAAGAAATAGTAATTTTACATCAGTATGAAAAAACAAATAAATCTGCCTTCGAACTATATCAAGAAATACGAATAGCTGGATATAACAGAACATATAAATCAGTTACTAGAAAAATAGAATCTTTAGGATTTAGAAAGCCTAAAAGGTATAAAACTGGACATGAACTAACTATAGGCTATCTAGACATAGAATCTACTGGTTTTAGTGCAAATATCGATGTAATGCTTTCTTGGTGTATTAAAGGAAGAGGAGAAAAGAAAGTTGCTGGTGCTTGTATTACTAGAGAAGAGTTAATGTCCGAAAAGTCCGATGCTAGAATAGTAGAGCTTTTAGTAGAAGAAATGAACAAATATGACGTAATATTTACATATTATGGTACTAGATTTGATATTCCTTTTATTAGAACAAGAGCTTTGTATCATGGAACATATTTCCCTCCATATAGAAAAAAGTCACACAAAGACTTATATTATGTGGTAAGGTCTAAATTAAAGTTACATCGCTCATCATTACAAGCAGCTACTGAGTTTTTTGGTATTGATGGTAAAACTAGAATTAAACCAGAATACTGGCAAAAGGCAAGATGGGGCGATAAGAAGTCCTTAAAGTATGTATACGACCATAATGTTGCAGATGTAGAAATATTAGAGTTGTTACATAGAAAGTTAGAAGAACACGCACCACCTATGGTGAGACCTTTATAAAAAGAATATGAAGTAGAACATTTAAAGATTAAAGACTTGAATTGGGGTTGGAAAGTTTTTAAACTATTACTAAAAATACAGGAGAATAAAAGATGAAAATATTAGTAGCTTGTGAATATAGTGGTATTGTCCGAGATGAGTTTCTTAAAAAAGGACATGATGCTATAAGCTGCGATATACTTCCATGCGAAAGTGAATATTACACAAAATCAGACAGACATCATGAAGGCGATGTTATGGATATTCTAAACGATGATTGGGATATGATGATAGCACACCCACCATGTACTTATTTGAGTGTCGCTGGAATGAGATGGTTATATCCTGGTAAAAAACTTGATAAAGAAAGATATAAAAAAGGATTGGAAGGTAAAAAATTCTTTATGGATTTATATAATGCACCTATTGAAAAAATATGTGTAGAAAATCCAATATCGGCAAGAATATTTGAAATGCCTAAACATACACAAACAGTACAACCTTATGAATATGGACACCCATTTAGTAAAAATACAAGATTGTGGTTAAAAAATTTACCTAAGCTAAAACCAACAAATATATTAGATGAATATGAACCAACATATACAGCTAAATGGTTTAATAGTGGTGCAGGTTTCGAAGGAAATCATGGAAAAATAAGAAGTAGGTTTTGGGAAGGGATTGCAAAAGCTATGGTTAATCAATGGGGATAAAGGAGAATAAAAGATGAGAAAAAGATTTTTAGATAAGGAGATAAGATGGCTAAAAAAGAAGAAAAGTTGAAAATAATGAACAATGGTAAGGAAATTGAGTTTTTATACTCAGAACTATCAGAAGAAGCTAAGGCTCAGTACAATAGAGCAAATGAGCTTGCTGGTCAACTTATGAGACTAGACCAACAGTCTAATGAGATTAGGTTCCTTGCTAATAACTATATTCGATTTGTTATAGACGAACTTGACAAGAAAGAAGAAAAATAGTTAAATTATGAAGCAACGTGTTGTAAAAGGTGTAACACACTATCTTTTTGAGAGTGTTGATGAATTTAGAGATAAATACCCAACATTACCATTGGTAACAGATTGGAGACACTCAAACAAAAGTGAATGGATATTGACCGATGATGGTCAAGTATGTGAAGTGTTACACCTAGGCGTTTTGAAAAAAAGTGACAGAAAGAATGGAACTAGCTTTATAAGAACAATAATGGGTTCTTATGTTTGTAGTCCTAAAGTAGTTATTGAAGGTGATATGAAAACAAATATGCATACATTTTCAACTGCTGGAGAATCTCCTTCTGTTAGAAAGAAAAACAGAAAAAACCCAACAGATAAAGAATTTTTGTTCGGTAAATACGTTGCCAAAGGAGATGATGTGGTCGAAGCTTATATGAAAGCATTTCCTAGTAAAAATAAAAACTATGCAAAATCACAAGCAAAATTATTATTAAAAACTGATAGGGTGAAAAAATTGATTAGAGAAGAAATAGATAAATACTTGAGTGAAGCTGATATTACTCCTAACTACCTATTAGAGGAAATGAGAAACATTATAGATAAAGGTGGCTCATCTGATAGAGATAAAATAACAGCAATAACAACATTAATGAAGATATCTGGAATGATGGATACAGAAAAGACTACAGAGACTTTAACATTATTCCAAGGTTTTTCACAGGAGCAATTAAATGCAATTCAAGAATCCAAACACACGAAACTGGCGGAAGTTAAAAGAGATAACCAAAAATAAACGTTGTCTTATCTGTCATTATAGATTAAAGAACACAGGAGTGTTTTTGTGGAGTAAAGAAAAAAAAGATACTACACATATAAAATGCTTTAACTGTTTAACAGTATATAATACATCTTTTGGTATTACAGATGTAGGTATACCTAGAGAGGTAGGTCATTCATGAGACTAGCAGTTTATGGTACATTAAGAAGAGGATTTGAAGATACTGGTAAAGTCGAAGGATTTAGCTTAGTATTTCCTGGACACAAACATTTTCCAGCCTTAATTAAAAATGAAAAAGGAAAAGGTGCGGTAGTTGAGGTAATAAAGGTAACTAAAGAAGAGCTAAATATGTATGATATGTATGAGTCTACCAAAGATGGATTATATATTAGAACTACTGTAAATGTAATACTTGACGATACTGGAGAAAAAGAAAAATGTTGGGTATACGTTGCTGGTCCTTTGTTATGGCAAAACTCAAGTATGTTTACAGAAATTCCTGATGGCGATTGGCTTTCACCTAAAACATTGGTAATGATGGATAGAGTATATGAAAAAGAATACCAAGAAACCAGATAATTTTAATATCATACCACCTGACCTTTCTCAGAAAGAACAAGCGTTAGAGTTGGCAAGAAAGGATATTGTTACTTTTGGTCAAATGTTTTTACCAGAAGACTTTATGAAGTCAACTCCAGCTCCTTATCAGTATGAGCTAAGTGACATATTATTAGGAGATGATAAAAGAGTTTGTATTATATTACCTAGAGGTCATGCAAAATCAACACTTGCTAAGACAGCTTTGTTGTATCAATTATATTTTGCACCTCCAGAAAAAAAACAATTTATAGCTTGGGTTTCTGAAGAACAATCTCAGGCTATTGACCATATCAAATATATTCAAAATCATATTGATTTAAATCCAGCATTACAATACTACTTTGGAGATTTAAAAGGTAGTAAGTGGACAGAAAAAGAATTTACTACTGCTAGAGGAGATAGAATTATTGCAAAAGGTACATCTCAGAGATTAAGAGGTAGGTCACAACTAGGATTGAGATATACTAATATCATACTTGACGACTTTGAGTCAGAGTTAAATACGAAAACACCAGAAAGAAGAAGAGAGATTAAAGAATGGGTAATGTCAACGGTAGAACCCGCTTTGGAAAACTCCAAAGAAAACGAAGGGTCAATATGGCTTATTGGTACGATAGTCCATTACGATTCATTCCTACAGGGAGTGTACGATGGATATATGCAGGCAGAGAAAGAGAACAGGAAATCAGCCTGGAACGTGCTTTATAAAAAAGCTATAGTAGATGATATACCTTTGTGGTCTAGTTACTTTACAAGAGAAAAGTTGATGGACATAAAACAAAGGTTTACTGAGATGGGACTAGTACATAAGTTTGCACAAGAATATCAAAACGAAGCTAGAGACTTAGAAAGTGCTAAGTTCCATATCGATAGATTGAACTATTACCGAGGAAATCTTGTTGAAAAAAATGGATTTAACTATATGATAATAGATGAATCTGCTATTCCAGTAAATGTATATATAGGTGTTGACTTAGCTTATGAAGCAAATGCGAGAAGTGATTATCAAGTAATTGTGGTTATTGCAATAGATAAAGATAGAAATGTATATGTTGTTGATTTTTACAGAGAACATTCTGCTTTATATGATATGCCTAAAACAATTGTTGAATATGCAAAGAAGTATCACCCTGTTAGAAGAGTTAATGTTGAAAAGGTTGGTGCTCAAGGATTAGTAAAAGATTATGTAAATCAGTTGGCAGGTAAAGATAGAAAACTAGCTCCTGGTTTATCACAGGGAGTAAGACCTCCTCATGGTATCAAAAAAGAAGACAGGTTAGAAGCACTGCTTTGTCCTATTGTCAATCGAAGAAAAATGTTTATCAAGAAAGAACACTCTCCTTTAGTAGATGAGATGTTTGAATTTCCAAAAGGTAGAAACGACGACCTTCTTGATGGACTTTGGTATGCTGTTACGACGGCAAAGCCTCCTAAAAGTTCTGCAATCGACGCAGATAAACTAGAAGACAGAATAACTAAAATAGAAGAAAGTAAGGCAAAAAGGGTCATAAACTGGGTTACTGGTCAAAAAATCTAATTTTTTACTTGACAAAGGTAAATAAAAATGTTTATTTTTAGACTAAAAAGTAAAATGGGAGTTTATGGCTAATTACGACGAAAACAAATCAAAGACTCAGATTACCAAAGAATTGTTTAGGCGTTGGAGAGACGCAAGAGAACAATGGGACGCTGAAGCAAGAAACGCAGTAGACTTTACTCTAGGAAATCATTATAGCATAGAAGAATCAGATGCATTACAATCAGTAGGGCAAGCTGATTTTGTAATAGATAGAGTATATGCTGCTGTTGATAAACTAAAATCATTGCTTACAGCAAGACCTGCAAGATTTTCTGTTATTGCAAGAGAAGATTCTGACAACAAGCTAGCTAATGTTTGGAAGACTATATTAGAATATGTTTGGGATATATCTAATGGAGATAGCACTTTTAAACAAGTAGTACACGATTATGCTGTTACTGGACTGGGATATATGTATGTATATGTAGACCCTGAAGCAGATTATGGAAGAGGTGAAGTTAAGTATACTCACGTAGACCCTTTTAGAGTATATGTAGACCCAGCATCAAGAGATAGATTTTTTAATGATGCGTCAGGAATTATATTGTCTACGTTTTTAACCAGGCAGCAAGTTTTAGACCTATATCCTCAACTAGAAGAAATGATTGATGATATAGAGGTTGGTGTAAATTCTTTATATGGAGAAGATTATCCAACATCTAACTTAAAAAACAGTAACAATATTTTAACTCCTGCTGAAGCAAAAGACTTGGATTATAATGTAAATCAAAAATATCAAATACTTGATAGATTTTACAAAGTAAAAGTTCCATATTATAGATTATTTAATGCTATATCTGGTCAAGAAAAAATTGTTGACCCAGAAGTATATGCAGAAATATTGCAAGAAGAAAGTACTATTGATGCCATGAAAAGTGGTGCTATACAAGTAGAAGAAATTATGCAAACAAGAATTGCTCAATGCAGTAGCATTGGAAATACTTTACTTTATGAGCGTATTCTTAACACTGATATATATCCAATTGTTCCATTTACGAACATTTGGACTAATACTCCCTATCCAAAATCAGATGTGAACAAGGTTAAAGATTCACAAAGACTTTTAAATAAGTTATTTTCTCTAACCTTGTCACACGCTCAGTCTGCTGCTGGATTAAAACTTTTAATTCCAGAAGGTAGTGTTGATAATGTTAGTCAGTTAGAAAAAGATTGGGCTAATCCAAATGCGGTTATTGAATATAATCCAGAGTTTGGTGAGCCACATTACCCACAACCAGCTCCTTTAACAAGCGAGTTTTATTATTTGATTGATAGGGTAGAAAAGTATATAGATTTAAATTTTGGTATACCTGAATTATTACAAGGGTTTAGAGATAATGCACCAGAAACTGTTAGAGGTACAATGCTTTTATCAGAAATGGGTGAATCTAGAGGTAAATCAAAGTTAAGAGATATTGAAGCAAGTTTGGCAATGGTTGGTCAAGTAGTTTATAACTTATGTAAAGACCACTACAGATTTGCAAAAACATTTAGAATTGTACAACCAAATAACGATATTACTGAGTTTTCAGTTAATATGAGATTGTATGATGATAAGCGAAAAGAAATGATGGCTATAGAGAATGATATTCAACTAGGTCAACATGATATTCGTATTATATCAGGTTCAACTTTACCTAGCAACAAGGTATCTGAATACAATATGTATCTTGATGCGTATAAACTTGGACTGGTAGATGATGTCGAGGTTTTAAAGAAAACTGAAATCTTTGACAAAGAAGGTGTTCTTCAAAGAAAAGGCCGAATGGCACAAATGCAACAGTATATTACACAGCTTGAAAATCAAGTGAAGAGGCTAAGTGGTGATTTACAGACATCTGAACGTGAGATGGTATCAGCTAGAAAACGTACAGAAGTTGAGAAGTTTAAATCTACATTAAATGAGATTTCTTCTGCTACTAAAGCTAAAGAAAGAGAAAAGGTAATGCAACTAGGTAATTTGGTAGACCAGATGGGACAATCTTTGGAGGAAGAAGAAAAATAACAAACGCGGTTCAGAGTCTTAGACTAAATCGCGGGAGGAGAAAACAAATATGGCAAAAGAACAAGAACAACAACAGGTTGAACAGCAATTAGACCCAATAGTCGAATCTACAATGGAAGAACAATTTTCATTTCAAGAAGAGACCGTAGAAGAAGGTGTAGAAGCATCTGAATCTGTAGACTGGGAATCCGAAGCTAAAAAATTTCAATCAATGTACGATAAAAAGGTTGCAGAGCATGAAAACTTGAGAAAAGACAGCGATGACTTGATTCGGTTGAGAAATGCACTATCTGAAAGACCTGAATTAGTAGATATGATTGAAAAAGGACTTTCTGGAGAATCTGTTGAGGACAAAGGTATGGAAGGAAGTACAACTCCAGAAAACTTTGACCCTTGGGACGCCTACTACAAGCCTGACTCAGAATCTTACAAATTTAGAGTAAGTCAAGAGAAAAAGCTTGTACATGAAACAGTAGATAATGAACTAGCTAAACTACAAAATCAGATGGCGATGAATAACTTAAAATCAGAATTGGTTAGCAAGCACAATTTAGGTGCAGACGATGCTGAAAGGTTTTTACAATTTGCTACAACACCAAAAGCTAATTTACCTATTGAAACACTTATTAAAGTGTGGAAGGAAAATGAAGGCAAAGGTGCTCAAGTGAGTGAAAACATGGAAGTAGTCAAAAAAACAAAGTCAATTCCTAAACCAGCTGGTGTTCTTCAGGGTGGTCAACAACCACAGAAATCTGAAGCAGACCAAGTATGGGATAGAGTTATGAACGCTGGAAGAATTGGTAGAATAGCTAAAAACTAACTTAGGAGTGAATTAAAATGGCTTTTAATCAAGGACAATTAAAGGCATCACAGATTACAGCAGCTTCAACAAGCGCTGGATACGGACAGGCTCCAGACCAAAGAAAGCTGTATGATTTCTCTGATAGAGTTGCAGAACTTATGCCAGAGGAGTCACCTTTTTTCGTCTATCTAAGTCAAGTTGCAAAAGTAGCTACAGATGACAATATTTTCAGATATTTAGAAAATAGAACTGTCACTAACTACACATCACGTAACTTTAACTTAGCAGCCGACGTAAACGGTGGAAGCGCTGTATCAGCAGGAAATCTTTATGATTTTACTGTTGATGACGCAGCAGGCGGTTCAATTGGTTTTATTACCAAAGGAATGGTCTTAGCTGTTAAATCAGTAGATAGTGATGCAGGTTATAGTCAAGTTCTAGTTAGAGTTGAGTCTGCACCAAACGTACAATCAGCTAACACTACCTTCTCAGGTAGAGTTATTGAAGTGTCAAATGCAAGTGTTGCTGGATACAATGTTTTATCAGATAACGATGAAGCACAAATCGTAGGTACATCATTCGGAGAAGGAACAGGTTCACCTGACACTTTCTCAGACACTTTAGAAGATAACTTTGGTTTTACTCAAATCTTTAAAACAGCTTGTGAATTAACCAACACAGCAATAGCTACAAGATATCGTGGCTATGCAAATGAGTTCGATAGAATTTGGGCTCAAAAACTACGTGAACACAAAGTAGACATCGAAAGAGCTATGCTTTTCGGTCAAAAAGCTCGTGTTAACGGAGTACAGTACACTGAAGGTCTAGTTGGACACATCGTTAAAAATGTTGCTCCAGTAACTGACAATTCAGCATTTTCTTACTCATCAGGTAACGCTTACTACAGAAGTGTAACACAAGCAGAACTTACTTATGATAGACTACTAGCTGACTTAGAGGTTATCTTTGACCCAGCAAGAGGCGGTTCAAGTGAAAGACTTGTATTAGCTTCATTGCCAGTAATCACATTCTTTAACAAAATGGGCGACGGTGCTTTCATTGATGCTTCTGTAGGTCAATCATCTTCTCCATTTAGAGTAAACATGAACAATGTACAAGGTTCATTTGGTCACAACCTTATGGAAATTAACACTGTACACGGTTCTATGTACTTAGTGAAAGAGCCTCTATTTAGAGGTATTGCAAGTGGTTTCATGCTTATGGCTGATATGTCTAAATTGGCATACAGACCATTAGTTGGTAACGGTTTAAATCGTGACACTCAAATCATGACAAACGTACAAAATGCGGATGAAGACTTGAGAAAAGACATGATTCTAACTGAAGCTGGTCTTGAAATTACACTTCCAGAATGTCACGCTCTATATAACGTGGAGGGATTATAAAATGGCAAGAGGTAGTATATTAGAACATAATAGTGGTAACGGTGGATATTTATTACCAGTAGAAAAAATTAGCGCAGCTAAAACTTTAGATGCTATCACAGATAGTGGTAAAATCTTTGTTGTTGCTAATGCTGGTAGTGCTTATTCAATTACACTTCCTACAACTTTAGAAGTTGGTACTCAGTACAAACTTATCTTCGAAGACTCACCAAATGCAGCAGTCACTATTGCAGCTGGCTCAGCAATTATTTATGGTAAAGTCGCAGAAGGAGAAGTTGACACATCAGACGATGCACCAGGTTCAGCAGGTGATACAGGTGTTTCAAATGTAATTTTTGGAACAACTACTGATGAAGGTGACCATCTTGACATCGTATGCGATGGTACAAAATGGTATGTCAACGGTATGACAGCTGTAGACGGAGCAGTAACCACATCATAATATAGTTATTAGGTACTATGGAGTGGGCAAGTCCCACTCCGAAACCTATAAAGAATTTTAAATAATAGGAGATAAAATGGCAAATTATAACGTAGTAACTAAAATTATTATTGGGAATTTAAGCCCTGATGCAGATTCTGTATCTGGTTCTTTAGCTAAAGAAATTACAGATTATATTGAAACACTAGATGATTCTACTGGAGCAATTATAGATATACAAGCTGTAGAGCTTGACAGAGGTAGAATTGCATATATTATAGTTCACAAAGGATAATGGCTAACTGTCAACATTGTAGCGAGCCTAATCCAGAAGGATACTTTAATTGTCCTTCATGTGGGCTCAAAGCAGCTCCTAATAAATGGAGTACAAACTTTGTTATCAGAGAAAACAATCCGATGGCAAAGGCTATTCGTACAGACCAAATAGATTTTAGAACAGTATCTATGGAAGAAAGTATGAAAAAGATTAAGAAAAGTAACGTAAACGCAAAACCTGCACCAAGCGGGAAAGGAATAAGGGTAATGTAATGCCAATGGTAGGAAAAAAGAAGTTTTCATATACGAAAGCTGGAAAAAAGAAAGCAAAAGCTTATGCTAAAAAAACTGGAAAGAAGATGAGTAATGCCAACAAAAAAAGCTACAAAAAGTAAGACTACTAGAAAAAAAGGTAGTCCAACACCAACAAATAAAGCTTTATATTCTAGGGTAAAAGCAGCAGCAAAACGCAAATTTGATGTATATCCTTCTGCTTATGCCAATGCTTGGTTAGTTAAAGAATATAAAAAACGTGGTGGAAAGTACAGAGCATAATGGCATATCAAGGTGGACTTAGAAAGTGGTTTAAAGAAGACTGGGTTGATATTGGTTCTAAAAAAAAGAAAGGTAAATATCAAAAATGTGGTCGTGAGTCTGCCAAGGGTAGTAAAAGAAAATACCCTAAATGTGTTCCAGCTGCTAAAGCTAGAACAATGAGCGAAGCAGAAAAAAGAAGTGCAGTAAAAAGAAAAAGAGCAAGAGCTCAAGGAGTTGGTGGAAAGCCGACAAATGTTGCTACTTTTGCTAAAAGAAGTAAAAAGGCAAGAAGAGGGTAATGAAAAAACAAACCTTTGGAACGCAAGCTAGACATAGCAACGGAAAAAAGAAAACAAGACAAGGTATGAGCGTAAATACAAAGTTTGGAAATAAGATGAGTAGTAAACATTATAAGAAAAAATATAGAGGACAAGGTAAGTAATGGCTGATTTTAAAACAAGAATAGATGATTTGACAGGTTTTGGTAGCACTGATGATGTTGCTATAGTAGACTGGCTTGTTGCTGGTGCTAGAGAAATCATTGATGTTTTACCAGCGTCTAAATTAGATAGAATGTCTGAAGAACAATTATTTCATAGTGGAAATATAAAAACAACTTCTCCAGCAGATGGTATAAACGTAGAAGATTCTAAGATACTACACGTTTTAAGAGCAGAAGATATTACTGCAAGTCCTGTATTATATCAGCCATGTAGAGAAGTTCATGCTGACCAAATAGGTAGAGTGATAGATGCAAACTATATGGAATATGCTACAGCTACAGACCCAGCATATTATGTTTCTAATAAAAAGTTATTTGTATTACCTGACCATCCTACTGCACCAACAAATAGTGGTGACGAAGATTGTAAATTGGTAAAAATTAATGAAGATTTTACAATAGCTGCTACAGATACAACGATAGAAAACTTTCCAAAAGAAGCAACAAATGCTGTAGTATTGTATGCTTCAAGAAATGCCTTAATGAGATTGATGAATAATTTACAATCAAATACTTTAATAGATGACGCTTCAACAGGTGTATTAGCACTTATGAATGCAGAGATTGATGATGTAGTTCATGATACAACTGGTTCTTTAGCAAAAGCAAAAGCAGAAATAGATAATTTTGTTTCATCTATAGGAGATATAGACGACACTACAGAGTTGTTCGATAGTACAAATAAAAGATTTACAGTAGTAAGAGATGCTTTAGTAAAAGCACAAGATATTATAGACAATGATGGTTTTGGTAGCGGTTTAGATGTAACAGATTTTGTTGGAGATGTAGATACAGCTTTAGGTAAAATAGATGCACATTTAGTTGATGAAGAAGCTATATTAACTAATGACCCAACTTCTGGAGATATTGCTACAGCATTAATAGCAATTAAAACAGCTGTAAACCAAGCAGCAGAAGCAGCAGGAAAATTTACTTCAGCTGATGAATCTGTTTTTGGAGACGAAGATACATTCTTAACTGATGCCTCTCAATTAACAAGAGTTAAAGCTGCTTTAGACCAAGCAGAAAATGTTATAAATAATAACCAACCTGATGCTAATACAGATGCATTTGGTGCTCAAGCAGCAGAAGATACAGAACTTGTTGCATCAGCTTTAGCTATAGTTCAAACAGAAATTCAAAGAGCTCAAACACATTTAACAGAATGGACTTCTATTGGAGATATGAGAGTTAAAGAAGTGCAAGTAGCACTTAATGAAGCAGATGGTTATGCCAAAGAAGTACAGGCTAGACTTGGATATGCAGCAGCTTACATAGCTGCAGCAAATGCTAGAACACAAGAAGGTTCTTCAAGAATAGCTCAAGCTAGTTTAGGTGTAGCAGTAGCAAGACAAGAACTAGAAAGAGCTAGTGTTGCTATAGCAGAAATAAATTCATTAATGTCTTCATACACTCTAGAGCTTCAAAGTGTTGCTCCTTATATGAGTGAAGTATCAGGAAAATTGGCAGCAGCAGCTCAGTATGGTCAAGAATTTCAAGCTAGACTTACTAGAGACCAGGCAAAGTATCAATGGTATACTCAGCAATATCAAATGGTAAATGCTCAATTTCAAGAAGCATTGAATTTGATAAGTATAGATAAATTAAAAATTGAACAAATGAATGAAGGTATATAATGGCAGCTATAGAATTTACAGCAAAAGAGATTTATAGTAGAGTACTGCAAGCAGTTCCTGACGTATCAGAGAACTATGTACTAAACTTAATTAACGAAGCATTGATTGATATGGGTAGATATACTAATCAAATAGAGAATGCTAAAACAGATTTAAAGCATAATCAATTATGGTATGCGTTAGATGACGATGAATCAATAACAGTAAACAAGTTATTTAGATGCACAATATTAAATTCAGATGGAGAATATATTAAGATTCCTAGATTGTCAAACGGAGAAATCAAACAATTCTACAATGAATCAAGTACATCATCTAATACTAGTTGGACGGAGGTATAATGGCAGCGGTAAGTAGTACATATAAAGACCCTAGTGATACTTTTGTATGGTGGATAGAAGGTGATAGACTAGCTATTGCTACTACAGAAGGAGACGGAGGAACGAATACAACCGATAAAGGTCAATTAAAAGCAGTACAATTAGGTTCTGGTAATACTATTACTGATGGTCTTATTATATCTTATTATGCAGAGCCAGATAAACTAACAAGTATTACTGGTACAATAGATATTGACAATGTATTACAACCAGCATTAATAGATTATGTTAAATCAAAAGCTTTGATGGATGCAGCAGCTAGAGCAAAAGACACAGGTCTTGCTCAGATTAGAATGGCGTCCGCACAACAATGTATGGCTAATTATAAAGAAGCTGTACGCAGATACGGTATGAAAAAGAATGATAAAGTAGGTGGCACTAGGGCAATAGCTCCAGTGGATATGAGATAAAGGGGCAACGATGGAACTAAATAAATATAGTAAATTTACATTCAGTATTGAAACACTTATCAGTATTAGTGTTACAATATTTATGGTTGTTGGTTTATGGTTTAATTTGAAAGCTGAGATTGAAGAAGCTAAACAATTACCAGAGCCTCCAATCAGTAGAACAGAATACGATTTAAAAGACCAAATGATTCGTAACTCTATTTTAAATACTGAAGAAAAAGTAGAGAAACTAGAAGATAAAGTAGATGACATTAAAGAAGATACACGAAGTATCAATGATACTCTACTGAAAATGAATAATAATTAATGAGGTTTACAGATGAACAACAGATTTATATCATTCTTGGTATTAACTTTATTCTCGTCGCTATCTTGGTTGCACTCACAATCAGTCAACTTAGATAGTTTTGAGGATATTCAATTAACGAAGAATGAATTTTGTGCAGTTATAGAAGTGAATGCTTCTTGGAATTGGGTAAACAAAATACCATTAGAAAAATTAGAAAACTGCTATACTGGATATGTAGATATATCTAGTAAAAAAATAGGTGCAGTTATACAAAAAGAATGGGATATAACAGTAGTACCAACCATTATTATTTTTGAGTATGGAAAAGAAGTAAAAAGATTTGAAGCAGATTTATCTATGAAATTTAGAGAAGATGAAATATTAAATAACATTATAATGGAAATTAAAAAATAATGCCAGCAAAAAATAAAAGCACTAAAAGTAAAAAAGACCCTAGATTAGCTAGAGCTGGTGTATCTGGTTACAATAAACCAAAACGAACACCTAGCCACCCTAAGAAGTCACATATCGTTATAGCTAAAGAAGGCAGTAAAGTAAAAACTATACGCTTTGGTCAACAAGGTGTTAAGACTGCAGGAAAGCCTAAAAAAGGTGAATCTGAAAAACAAAAAGCAAGAAGAAAAAGTTTCAAGGCAAGACATAGAAGAAATATTGCCAAAGGAAAGATGTCTGCTGCATATTGGGCAGATAAAGTTAAATGGTAAACAGGAGGAATTATGGGACCAATATTAGGTAAAATTCTTACAAGTTTAGGTACAGAGAAGCTTATCAAAGCTATCATTATGCACCTAGGAGATTGGCTTGTAGCTAAATCATCTAACAAATTAGATGACAAGTTATGGGCAGAAGTGAAAAAAACACTAGATAAAAAATAGGAGAGAATATGAACTGTGAATGTGGATGCGGGTGTTAATATATGCCTAGACAGTCTTTACAATTAAATGACTTTAGCGGAGGACTTAATACCAAGTCCTCTCCTAGGGATATTGCACCTAATCAGGTACAATTAGCAGAAAATGTATTCTTGTCAAATCCTGGTCTAGTAGAGGCAACTTCGAATGCTACTACTAAGCACGATAGTGCACCAGAAACAATGACACATACCAAACAAGGTAATGGTGCTTTTATATTTAATTCAGAGCACAATGTAGATACTACTGGAGGAGCATCTATAAACCCAAGTCAAATAATAGCATATCCTATAGATGATGCTGACAATACAAATATACAATTTTTTAGAAGAGACTTTGACACTACTGATAATTTCACATTTGAAGGCACTGACACAGAAATAGATATGGGTGTTACTGGAGGAGTAGAGCCAGTTTATTATTTTGTAGATGGACTTCTATATGTTTCTGATAAGCTGGTTGTTAAGGGTACAAATAACTCAGAACCAAAAAAACTAGTATATGTTGAAGATTCTAGATTTGGAGTAGATATTACTGGTTGGTATCCCGTTAATGTAAAAGTAGAAACAGATGTTAATCAGTTTCATTCTTTAGCTAACAACAGTTTAGCTGAACCAGATTTAAAAGGAGAGTTCAGTGTTTCGTTGCAAACAGACCCAACATTAGACTCTCAGATTTATACAGAAGTTACAGAAGATGGAGATACGAATAATAAGCTAGTTGTTACATCAAATCCTAATGAGTTAAATCCAGACCCTACTTATGACATAGGTATTACAGATAAGCTTATACATCTAAAACTTAGCGTTACAGCAAAAGATATGGATACTCTTACCCTTGCTTATGACGGAGGAACTGGAAACAGCGGTATTGGAGATTCTAACGGAGATGGAGATAGAACTTCTCTGTTAGGTAAGATAATATATATAAACCAAGAAGCTATGAGAGTTAGAAGTACAAACTTGCTAGACTTATCAGTTGCTGACGATAATGAAATATTGCAACTTCTTGTAGATAGAGATGTTTTTGGTACAGGAGCTTTAGAGCATGCAACAGGAGCTGTGGTAGAAACAGTAAGTACTACAAGCATAACAGTAACTGGTGGTGGTTGGGAAGCTGGCTCTTATGAGTTTTGTCATACGGTAGTGGATTTGCAAAATAATGAAACATTACCTCAAACACCTAAATCAGATTTATTTGCAATTACAACTGGAGCATATTTTACAAATGTAGGTTTTATTATTAGGGATGCATCTTTTGATACAAGAAAGAATGAAAAAGGTGTTAGGATATATACTAGAAAAAAAGATGGTAATGGTAGATGGATATTGTTTTTAGATGTAGATTATCAAAGAGGCGTAAGAACTAATCTTTTTGAAGATTATATTGCATTTTTAGATGGTCAAGGAACTAGTGGTAACTTTGCACAAGTTACAGGTATTGATATTGTAAATCCTTCCTTAGATACATATGAAAGTATTAATGGATATTCTCAAGATGAAGAGAGTGTAGATTTTGGAACAGACGGAGGTTATAAAGCAGCTACAATATGTGCTAGAAGGGCTTGGGTGGCTAACGTTAGAAAAAATGATAAAGTATACGATGATAGAGTTTATTATAGTCCAGTAAATAGATTTTCAACATTTCCTGATAGTAACTTCTTAGATATAGGTATCAACGATGGAGATTCTTTTACAGCTTTACATAGCTTAGGCAATAGATTGTTAGCATTCAAACAAAGAAAATTATATGTTATCAATATATCATCTAGTTCTGATGCTGGTTGGTATTTAGAAGCAGAGTATGATGGTATGGGATGTAGACAACAAGAGTCTGTATGTAAAACTCCTTTTGGTGTATGTTGGGTAAATGATGATGGAGTTTATATTTTTGACGGACAATCAACTCCTAAAGAGCTAACAAGCAATCTAGATGATGCAACTTGGAGAACAAACCAAGCTACTAAAAATCCAGCTGTTGGATATAACAATAAATATAAGCAATTAAATGTAGTTCAAGATACTGCAGCAGATACAGATGTTCTCGTATTTGACTTTCCAACTCAAGGTTGGAGTTTAACTAAATCAATAGGAAGCTCTGGTATATCAAATTTTCTACCTTCTTTTGATGGATTATATTATCTTGAATATGGAAGTAGTAATGATAAAACTGTAAAACTTTTAACAGGAGATGTTGGTACAAAGCTAATAGACTTAAGAACTAAAGATATAGATTTTGGAAATCCAGGACTGGTAAAAAGAGTAAAGAAAGTTTATGTTACTGTTAAAAATGAAAATCATACAGCAACAGATACAACACAAAAACAATTAATTATATCTTACGCAAAAGATGGAACTGAAGATTATACAGATTTAACTGCTCAGACTATTGACAGTGACAAATACAAGACTTTAGTATATACAATAAATCAAGACGTAGAGTCTATAACATTAAAGCTAACAACTACAAATGTTAACACTCCAAATACTGGTACATTAAATATTAATGATATTAATATAGATTATAGACAAACTAACAAGAGACCTTCATAATGCCAAAATCTGGTGAACATAGAGTTAATACTATTGACTCTTTCTTTAGAGTCAGACCATCTTCTCAGAATATTAGAGAAGGAGAAAATGTATCATTTCTTGAAGACGGCAAACTTATTAAGCAAGAAAAGAGAAATGGTGTAGTATATGAACAAGTTTATGTAGAACAAAACACATCAGAAAAACAGAAGTCAGCAGTAGCTACTGGAGATGTTACTAATTTAATAGTTCAAGGTTCTTCTACTAGCGGAGCAGATATTACTGGTATTACAGCTGGTACTGGTTTAACTGGTGGAGGTGCTAGTGGTAATATAACTTTAAGTATTAATTCTACAGTAGCAACTCTTACAGGCATACAAACACTTACAGATAAAACTTTAATAAATCCTGTTATAAATACAGGAGTAAGTGGTACTGCTATTTTAGATGAAAACGATATGTCTTCTGATAGCGATACTAAGCTTGCTACACAACAATCAATTAAAGCTTATGTAGATACAGAAATATCAAATATAGCTACTCCTGCTAATGCAACTATTACTTTAAGTCCTGGTGCTGGTATTGCTGCGATAGGAAACTTTACTACAAATCAAAGTAGTAATGAAACATTGACCATTGGAGTAGACGGCGTCTTAGAAGATTTAGATGCTATGACTGCTGTTGATAGTGCAAATCAATTTATTGTATCTACTGCTGCAGGAACATATCATCACGAAAACGCAACAAATGCTAGATTAAGTTTGGGTCTTGGAGATTTAGCAATTAAAGATGAAATATCAAACGGCGATATTGTTTCTGATGCATCTATTGCTATTACTAAATTATCTGAAAGCAGTATTAATGTTACAGACGGAATTAGTTCTACTGCGATATCTTTAGGAAATTCAATAACATTTAGTGGAACTTCAAATGAGGTAACTGTTGGAGAAAGTTCTGGAACAATAACTGTTGGTTTACCAAATGATGTTGTTATTGGTAACAGTCTTGTAGTAAACGGAACTACAACTACAATAGATACTCAAAATTTAATAGTAGAAGACCCTTTAATTAAACTAGCAAAAACTAACAATGCTGCAGATTCTGTAGATATTGGTTTTTATGGATTGTACGATACAAGTGGAACTGATAAATATGCAGGTTTATTTAGAGATGCTAATGATAGTGGTAAGTTTAAATTATTTAAAGATTTACAAGATGAACCTACCACAACAGTTGATGTTGCAGGTACAGGATATGCAAAAGCAACACTTGTTGCAGACCTAGAGGGTAATGTAACTGGTAATTTAACTGGTAATGCAGGAACAGCAACTAAGCTTGCAAATGCTAGAGACATAGAGTTAACTGGAGATATAACAGGTGTAACACCAGGAGCAGGTTTTGATGGTAGTGCATCATTAAGTATTACTACAACGATTGCTGACAATAGTGTAGCATTAGGAACGAAAACAACTGGTAATTATATGTCTGACTTAACTGAAGGTACTGGTATTGATATTACTCATACTCCTGACGAAGGTTCTAATGCAACTATTACTCTTGACTTAACTGAAGTAGGTTTTGGTGGAGGTGCAAACAGACTGATTACTGATGATGGTGATGGTACTGTTTCTACTGAA